GATCGAAGTGAACCCTTCTTAGGTGCCAGTGGTGTAACACATCCATTATTAAGTGAGGCTGTAACACAATTTCAAGCACAGGCTTACAAAGAGATGTTACCAAGTGGCGGACCTATAAAGACCCAGATCCTTGGATCACCGACCAAGGAGACTGAAGATCAAGCCCAGCGTGTAGAAGACTTCATGAATTATCAGATAACTGAGGTTATGGAAGAATATGATCCAGATACTGATCAAATGTTATTTTATTTGCCATTAACTGGATCTACATTTAAAAAAGTTTATTTTGATGAAACCAAGCAGAGAGCCGTTTCTAAGTTTGTTCCAGCTGAAGATATGGTTGTTCCATACTCGGCTAGTGATTTAAGAACAGCGGAGAGGGTGACACATGTTGTTAGAATGTCATATAATGAGATTCGCAAACTACAAGTAGCAGGAGTATATAGAGATGTTGAATTATCTGAAGCAGATGATGGCGAAGACGAAGGAGCTATCCAAGAGCGTGCTGATGAGTTGTTGGGACTACGTCCGAACTATTCTGATGACTCTTATACCTTATTGGAATGCCACATTGACTTGGACTTGGAAGGTTTTGAAGACACGGATATGGAGGGGAATACTTCGGGTGTTATGTTGCCTTATATTGTCACCATTGATCAGAGTTCTGGAAAAGTGTTATCGGTGGTTAGAAACTTTAGAGAAGAAGACGCATTAAAGAGAAAGAGACAATATTTTGTTCACTTTAAGTTTTTACCGGGATTTGGATTTTATGGATTTGGATTACTACACACAATCGGAGGCTTATCTCGTGCAGCAACTTCTATTCTTAGGCAATTAATTGATGCAGGTACGCTCTCTAATTTACCAGCTGGCTTTAAGGCTCGTGGTGTTCGCATTCGTAATGATGATGAGCCTCTTAATCCTGGGGAATTTCGTGACATCGACGTCCCAGGCGGAGATCTCAAGAACTCAATCATCCCATTGCCATACAAAGAGCCATCAGCCACATTAGCAAATCTATTAGGTGTCGTTGTTGACTCTGGAAAGCGTTTTGCACAGGTTGCGGATGCAAAAACAGCAGATGTAAACTCAAATGCTCCTGTTGGAACGACTGTTGCGTTGATTGAACAGGGTTCAAAGATCATATCTTCCATACATAAGCGTCTACATTACGGACAAAAGCAAGAATTTCGCATGTTAGCGGAGATTTTTAGTGAAAATCCGATGCCATACCCTTATTTTGTTGGAAATATGCCTCCAGAAACTATGCAAGCCGACTTTGATGGTCGTGTGGACATACTTCCGGTGTCAGATCCGAATATTTTCTCTATGGCACAGCGATTATCACTGGCTCAAACGCAATTACAGATGGCACAAGCTGCACCGCAGATGCATAATTTGCGAGAAGCGTATAGACGTATGTATGATGCGTTAGATATTAAGAATATTGACGCTATTTTACCAGAACCACCTAAACCAGCACCCATTGATCCGGCAACCGAGAACGGAAACGCTCTAAAAGGTATGCCTTTACAAGCATTTCCGGAACAAGATCATGAAGCACATGTCAGAGCACATATTCCATTCTTGTCGAACCCTGCATCACAGGCAAATCCGCAAGGATTTTTGATGTTACATGCACATGTACAAGATCATATTGGTTTAATGGCTCGTGATCAGGTGACCACATTCTTTCAAAAGACGGCTCAAGAAGCACAAATGAGAGGTGAGCCTGTTCCAGAGATTGATCCAGCTGCAATGGAAGCAGCGATTGCTCAACAAACTGGTGAGATTTTGAATGAGTTAATTCCGACATTAGCACCACAGCAGACAGATCCTTTGGTTGAGATTAGGAAGAAAGAGCTTGAGAATGATACAGCTGAACTTCAACGTAAAGCTATGAATGATCAAATGAACTTTCAAGTTGATGCAGCTAAACTACAACAGGCTTATCAATTAGCTCAAGAAAGACAAAAGCTACAAGAGAATATTGCCGAAGATAGGAACGATGTGAACATCTATCGTATTAATACTGCGGCATCTTTGAAAGCTATATCAGATGTTGATCATGCAGAAAAGCAAGCCAAGAATCCTCCCTTGTTTGGGAAACTTTTTAAAGCAGGTTCTATTGAGGAGGCGGCAATGGCTGCGTACGCTGCAAAAAAGAAACTTGAGGAACAGAGATACGAACTCAAGATGTTTTTGAATTTAACTCATGGACCCCAAGCCTATGATGAACTTCTACAGATGGAAGGTCAGATCAGAAAACAACGTCAACAAACAATTTATAAACAACAACAGATGAGAAGACAGATAGGTGAAGGTATTGCTTGGTTGTTTCTTGCTCTAGTAATTGGTGGTTTTTTATTATTATTAGCAAGTTTGTTCTCTAGTAAAGCATATGGTAAAGATTACACATATGTGCCAAAGCCATACACAA